CCTACCGCTGTTCCTATACCGGGTACAATACTACCAAGTGCCGCACCATATCCGGCATATTCTAATGTCGTACCTGCTGTGTCTGCTGCTCTTCCGGTTTGTAGGGCTCCCATATCACCTGTTTGCATGGCCTGCTCTTTCTTATATTCACCATACATACTTGCCGCGCCTCCAACCAATCCGGTCACAATTCCAAGCGGGCCTCCACCCATTGCTTTAGTCATAAGTTTACCACCCATACTTGCTGCAAACCTTGTACCAATAGTTTTGCCAGCCATTTCCGCTGCTTCAGTACCAACTGCTTTTACTGCCTGCTTTGTAAATGTTTGGGTAAGTTTTTCACCACCTTTTGTAATAGCAAGTTCCATTGCCTCATATTTCAATGTATCGGTGGTCATACTTACCATACCTTCTTTCAAAGCTGGGAATGCATCTTTTTGATATTGTTCGGATGAATAAAGTGTATCTTGTATTCCTTGTAGTGGGTCTAAACCGGTTTGTAATGCTCCTATACATGAACATATATCGGAAGAACCGCCCATTTCCATTTGGGTTTGTGGTTCTATCGTTTGAACTTCTTGCCCTGCTTCAGCCTGACTACCGCCACCGGACGACATAGCACTCACTGCGGCTGGTAGGAGAAGTGAACCGGCCATTGCAATAAGTCCAGCTTTTCCTTTTTTTCCAAATTTAAAACCTTTTTTCTTACCACCGCCGACTGTAGGGCCGCCTGCACCTGCGTTCCTTTGTGCAACAATTTTTCTTTTTTCTGCGAAGCTTGTCGTTTTGCCAGGCAATTTAACTTTTCCTAGTTTGTTACCGATAGCATTTGTTAATAAATTAGTCGATACACCACCAACCATCGCACCTAATCCCGATATAAGATTTTCCGTAAATCCCTTTTCAGGTGCTAACTGCTTCATTTGTATTGCTGCTTCTCTTACATTATCGTTGAGAGTTAATAAGTTATCTTTAAGTGTTTCATATGTACTTTCTAATTTTCCTTGTGCTAGCTCTCTCGCTAAAATTTCTCCATTTAACCCAGCCGCTACTTTATCTTTTCTTATTTGACCTTCAAGATCTGCATCTAATTTTTGTTGATTTAATATATCCGCTTGAGCTTTAGCATACTTATCGCTTTTCAGTAATGATTCCAATGCTTTTTGAGAAGTTTTAGCATCTATAATCGCCTGGTCTGCTGATATTTGTGCTTGCTCTGCACTTAATGCTTGTTGAGCTTGTTGAGATCTTGATAAAAAGTCTTGATTAGCAGCTCCAGCTTTTCCGGCCCCAAGTTCTCCCGTCTTTCCAGTTTTTGTTGCTATTTTTTGAAGACTTGATAAATCCATTCCACCAAGAGCTTGAGAAAGTGCTTCTTGTTGGAACATATCCATATCTTCCGGATTAAGTCCTTGCGCTTTCAGTGCTTCCAATGCACCTTGCGTATCTCCTTCTGCGAATTTAGCACGAACTTCGGAAAGGTCTACTTGCTCACCCAATAGTGAACTTAATTGCATTTCAGCTTTGATACTATCTTGATAATTTAGTACCATACTTTTACCAGCCTTAGCTATATCTCCAAAATTAACACCAATAGATTGAGCATATGCAACTTGTTTAGCAAGTGCTTTACCACTTTTTATTTGATAGCCCAATGCCTCTTTTGATGATTCTGCAACTTCTTGCATTAAATTATCAAGTGCTATACCTGAATTATTAGCCAATTCACGCATTCCTTCCGTTAAATTCATTGCAACTTCCGCAGTAACACCTTCAGTTCTTTGGAACAATGAATTTAAGCTTGCTATATTATCGACAGATGTTCCGGTTCTTTCAGCCATTATAGCCATACTAGCTCCCATTTCGGGTAGTGGCATTTTACCGGTAACAGCCGATGCTGCACTCATTGCTCCGGCTATCTTATCCGCACTGATACCTGCCATTTGTAACTGAGCCGCACCATATCCAACTCCACCTAATTTATTACCGAAAAGTGCCGTTTTAGATGCTGCTCTAAATTCTGCAGCTGCCGATTTTACCGAAGCGGCAAATGCGTTTGCTGCTCTTTCACCAGCAAAAGCTGCTTCATTTTGTAATTTAACTAATTCTAATGCATTATCTTTCTGACTTTTTTCTAATTCTCTCTGATTCTTCTTAGCTATATTATCTATATCTACTTGAATATCCTCTTTTTGCTTCAAAATATCTAAATCAATAGCACCCCGTTCTTTAGCTAAATAGAGGTCTTGCATAGAAACATCGCTAGCTTTTTTACCAGTGGCCGCTTCCATAACCTTTTGCATTTGTGGAGCTGCACCTCTATCAGTAGGTAAAGCCGTCATTGCTTTAGTTCCGCCTTTGGCCTGAACATCGACTTCTACTTGTCCGAATTTTTTTAGTGTATTTATTTGATTTTCTATTCTTTCATTTCGGAACTCAATATCAACCTGCCAAGGTGCCGCAAAATAATCAGCTGCTATCTTACCTATGGCAGCACCTAATGCAGTTATAGCTACTTTAGCACCAGATATGCCTTTATTTGCCATATCTTTGAATACATTAGTTAATTCATTGGCGATTGGTATACCACTACTTCCAAGTTGATCCATCGCTTCATTAAGTAAATCTAAGCGTTTTTGTGATTTTTGAGCGGCATCAGCAAATCCTTGCATAGATGCTTTAGCATTATCAAATTGTTCTTTTAATTTTTTACCAGATTCGGTAGATGCGTCTATCTGATCAGTTAATGTTTCAAAGTTTTTATAAGCTTCCTCAACAGCTGAATTATATTGTTCTTGAGTTGCTACGCCATCCGCTAGCTTTTTTGCCATATCGGCGATAGTAATATTAATATTGGCGTATGCTTTTCCTGCGGCTTGAGCTACTGCGATTTGACTATCCGACAAATCATTTGTATTTCTTACGGCATCTTCTATTATATCCGATACTATTGATAATTTTTCTTTAGTTTCATCGAATGCTTTGTTAATACCCTTTGCTATTCCTGGCAGTTTACCCATAGTACTTGATAAACTTTGCATAGAATCATCCAATTCTTCACTAAAGTCTAAACTATCTTTTATTGAATTGGTTAATAGCTGCTGTTGGGTATTTAAATATTGTAGTTGGTTTGAGTTTTGAGTATACTTAACTCTCTCTTCTTGTAGTAATTTTAATTTTATTTGCTGTTGCTGATTAATCTTATCACCTAATGCAATTAATTTTTCATACTCTTTCTTATTGGCATTTATTTGCGCTTGCTCTTGCCTTAAAGCATCTATTTTAGCTTTAATTTCTTGAGCTGTTAAATTTGGATTCGCTTTTGCCATCTAAAGTAATTATTGATACTTGTCTATTATATTTTGAATATCTTGAGCTTTTTTTAAATTTCCTTTATCCAACCAATATTTTTTCATAGACATAAGATGTTTATCCGATGCTGCATTCCATTTTGCCCATACATCGGCCAACTCAGGATCATAATTTTTAATAGTTTGTATAAATTTTTCTTCTTTACCTTGAGATTTTGCTTTGAAAAAACTTTTAATAAAATCAAAAAATGAAGATTCTTTTACTAATATTCTTTTAGACATAATTTTACTTATTATATTCCTATATAAATATAAACAATATTTAATTATCTACGTCTCGTTCTAGATGAACTGCTTGTGGATCTGGATTTTTGCAAAGATTTAGTTTCTTCATCTTTGGCATGTAATAACTCACGCCAATAAAATTCACGCAATTTAATTGGCATATAATAAAGGTCATGCCAATTAAATCCACCATTGGCATAATAAATCATTTGAAATATCTTCTGATGAAGTATTACTGAATAATTAGTCGGCAGGGTAAAAAAAGTCAATCCCAAAAGGAATACGAAGAGCCTCCGTTTCTCCCGTATATGGCGATGTGTAATCAAATTTTAAATCCAAATCCGGCGTCATAGATGCTATATGCTTACGAAGTGCTTTAGAATCACCTGCCAATAATCGGTTAGATACAAAATCACTAATAGTTGAAAAATCACGACTACCGTTTACCTCAACAATTACCCTTCTATATCTAGCTGTAATTTCGTTTCCAGTTTTCAATGCTTTTTGGCTTGCTTCTACATCTTTATTTATAGCCTGCTCGTCTCCGTGAGTAAGTAATTTGAATTTAATAGGAATTTTTGAAACAGGAAGTATAAAATCGTATTCATTGTTTCTATTGAATTTTGATTCATCTACTTCCTTTATTTGTATTTTAGAAAGGTCAACTACAGTCTCAACAGGTTCTTTTTCTTCAGGATCATTAATGGTTACATTGTATTCAGGTCCGAATGCTAATATTCTAGAAGTAACAAGAATTGCATTTTTATCACCAATAAGTAAATCATTTACATTAACACCTGGTTCTACTATTATTGATTCTAATAGTTTATCAAGTTGTATTCCTTTACGAATTAAATTTGCTGATGTCAATATATCCTCTTCCTTTGCGGTCATTAACTTAATAGTGATTTCTCCCTTTGATAGTGGGCTAGATTCAGCATAACACAATCCCTTTGAAGGTAGACTAATAACTTCGGTAGGAAATGGAAAAGTTTTTGGTTGTTGATAACTTGGTGCAAATTCTTCTTGAGATATTCCTCTAGTAACTTGCTTTTTTTCTGTAGATGTTTGTTCCATACAATAACTTTGTTTTATTTTGTAACTATGTGTTTAATAATATATATAAGCTTTTATAAAAAATAAAAGGGATCTCACATAAAGCGAGTCCCTTTTATTTATATTCTTATTCTTTGTACGATTAGTACTCAAGTATAGCGTAATCGTAGGCTAGAGTCAACTCTATTGAAAGAGGGTCATTTGATGACCAATCCAACTCACCAAAGTTTGCAGATGTAATAAATGCTCCCTTTAATGTCCATTGCTCAACCTTATCACCAACAGGTCCAAGTAAGAAGAAGTTTACGTCTTTCTTATAGAAAGCTGCGTAACCATCTCTACCGGTTATAGATTCGTGTGATGTTCTCACCCAATCCATTACCATTTGTGCTCCAGAAGGAACGATAGGGTCATAAAGAGTGATATTAATATCATCCCAAGTAGCCTTACCTTTAATCTTTCTAGATATGTTGATGTGGTCCAATGTAACAGCCTCTGCCGTAAATGTTGGTCTTGATGCTGTTTTAACTACATATGATTCAATACCTGCGATTTCCATAATGAACCTGTTGCCCATTTTGGGTTCAAAATTCTTATAGAACATCTGGTCGAATGCTAATATTTCTGGCATATTCTTTAGATTTAATTTGTTATTTTATATAAATATTACTTTTTTTAAATTATCCACCAAATGTTGCTCCAGTCGGTAAGATATTGAAATCAATTTGGATAAATTCCGCCGTTTTTGTAGGTTGTAAGTAGATTGCTCCTCTTAAGAAGTTTCTATCAATTACATCAGGCGTATTGTTTGATTCATCCATTACCACTTTGAATGCGTACAAACCTTGTCTTTGTTGGATTCCCTCTAAATAAGGATTAGCTATATTCAAGAATCTATTACGAGTCACTGCTGTATTTTGTTCAAATATTAAGTATCTGGAAGTTGATGCTATGTACTTTCTAACAGTCAATAACAATCTACGAACATTGATTCTATCCAATGCGGATGGTTTGTTTTGAAGTGTTTTCTGTCCGAATACAACTATACCTTGTCCAGGAAATTGTACGATTGGATTTACTTTATCTTCATATAAACTATCTCTATCAGCGTGCGTTAATTTGTTCAATACTGCAACTGCTCCGTTCAATCCACCACGATTCAAACCTGCTGGTGCGAACCATTCTGCTGCTACTCTATCGTTTGCTGCGTAAACAGCCGGTAACAATACTGAAGGTGGAATAGGAATTAATTTATTAGTATTGATGTCTATTGTCTTAACCCAAGGATAGTAACTAGCTGCGTAGTTAGTATCAAAATCTTTAGCCTGATTTCTAGCATCAGCGATAGTTCCCTCATATCCAACAGATCCAGATGAAGTCAATGTAGTACAATCAAAACCTTGCTGATTACCTGCTACAATATCCTTTCCTTTGTAAATAGGAGTTGTTGGGTTCATACCATCAAATCCACCCTGAAATGCTATCAAGAAGTTTCTCTTACCAACTTCGGTTGCGGTATCATCGGTTTCAGGAACCAAAGTCAAACCTACCGATGTATCCAATGAGAATGGTACATTTGAACCAGTCGATGAACCCGATGCTATTGGTGAAAGATAAAATGTATTATCAGGATTACTATCCAAATCTATACCACCATATCTTGTACTTGTAAGTGTTGTAATATAAGATACAGTTGGAAAAGTTGTTGCTACAGTAGAATTAACTAATAATGGGAATTTGTATGAATCATGAGCGAATGGTATTGCCTGAGTTGGTATTTTTTCAGGTGCTAATTCATTCGGAGTGGTTGTTCTTTCAAAATTTACAAGTCTAATGTATTTTGATTTGTTTACCCAGTCTCCACTTTCAGTTACCTTACCATTTTCATCAATAGAAATGTATCTATCACCAATTACTCTATAAATATAATTTGGAGAAGTTGGGTCAAGGTTTACATTTGAGAATGTTTCATATACTTGCTTCTTTTTATTAGTATCACTAAATGCTCTTACTACAACAGTAAATGAACCATATTCTGTTCCAGGAACAGAACCTGCTCTCTTAATATTTGTAATACCAACTTTTACTTTTGTATTTGCTGCGTTACCTGCTCCGATGGTTTCAAATTGGAATAAGTTATATCTTTCACCAGAAATTAATTGAGATTGAATATATGGAGTACGAGCCTCTATCATATCATCTTCAAATTTTTGTTCAGCTAATTGAACCGCATAAACGCTTCCCGTTGAATTAAATGTCAATGTACTTGCTTTATTTGAGAAGAAACCATAAACATATGCTTCCTTTGTACCACGTGGGTCAGTTCCAAATACAGTGGTTATATCATTTGTATCAGCTGGATTTAATGATGCGGTTATCAAAGCTCCACCATTTATAAAT